AGATAGGCTTACTGACCAGTTCGACCCTGAGCAGACACAGAACTACGGCCGTGGCCTGTTTGGTGAAAACAAGCCGCCAGCTACACCTCTTACTACTCCATGGAAATACCCAGATTCCTCCCGAGTACGTGCCTACATGTACGACTACAGTTCTAATTCCCTTTACATCACTTGGCAGAACGGCAAGACTCCTTGGGTGTATGATGACGTATACCCATCACTATTTGAAGCTTTTGATGCCGCCCCCTCAAAGGGCAAGTACATCAACTCAACCCTAAACTACACCTCTCACTATCCAGCATCCAGTTCAGAAATGGACATGTTCACAGGAGTATAAATGTTTACTGTAGTAATGCTTTTCTTGGCACTCTATTCTGCCATGCTCTCATACATGCTCTTCCGTGGCACGATGAATCTGTTTCAGTACTTCGGTCCCGTGTATTGGATCGTACGAGACAATGGTGTTCCCGGTAACTCCTTTGTTTCCCTCAGGGCGCGAGCTTGGCAACTTAGCCCCCCGTGGAAACAGGGTAATGGTATTCAGTTTCGCTTTGGTACTCATACTTTCCAAGTTGGTATCTGTAAGAACGGTGTACAGACTAACGATGAGTTCACCGGAGTAATGAATGTCCTTGAGGGCAGAGACGTTGGCTATTACGATGAATCGGGCGTATATCACGATGCCGCCAAGCGTGGGTAAGTTCCGACGTAAGCCCGTTAAGAGAATTGTCTCTCCTCAGATGGTGAAGAGAGCTAGCAAGACTGAAACCCCCATGCTTCTTGGCTGGCTGGATACGACAGCAATGTCTCTTGGAGTGGCTACCGACAGGTGGCGCTTCCATAAAGGAGACCCAGAAGAAGTGGCAATGTGCATTGATGCGTTTTATGCTATATGGACTGAACTTCAGGCAAGAGGGGCATAGATGAGCACAGTTGCTTCTGACGTAGAAGATGAGGAATACGAGTCAGAGCTAGATGAGACTAGTTCTGAATTTGTAGATGATCTTGTCAAGAAGCTGCTTGTGTTCGTTGAGACCTTTTGCAACACTAAGTTCTTCCCCTATCAAGCACCTATTGCGTACAACATCATTGAAAGCATCGTCCTTGGAGATGGTGAGGAGAAGACTCTTATTGCTACTCGTCAGAGCGGTAAGTCTGAGATTCTCTCTAATGTCATCGCTGGTTTGATGGTTATCCTTCCTCGCTTGGCCGATGTATACCCAGTGTGGCTAGGCAAGTTTAAGCAAGGTTTCATGGTGGGAGTATTCGCCCCCACCGAAGATCAGGCAGATACCGTGTTTGGTAGAGTCGTATCTAAACTGACCAGCGACCATGCAGTTGACTTCTTACTAGATCCAGAGCTTGACGATAAGGCACATGCTGGCGGTAGCCGAGGTAAGGGAAAGATCATCTCCCTGCGTCGTAGTGGCTCGTTCTGCCGTATGCAGACCTGTAACCCTAAGGCAAAGATTGAATCTAAGACGTATCACTTTGCTTTTATTGACGAAGCCCAAGAAGCAGACGAGGGCATGATTAAGCGTTCCATCAAGCCCATGCTTGCTTGGAACAACGGAACCCTTGTACTTGGTGGAACCGCCCGTCGAGAGAAGTCATACTTCTACGCAGCTATCCAGTACAACAGGCGACGAGACATCAACAGCGCCCGCGGCCACCGCCAGTCACACCATGAGTATGACTGGAAGATCGCAGCCAAATACAACCCTAACTACGCTAAGTACATCGCTAAAGAGAAGCTTCGTATCGGTGAGGACTCCGACGAGTTTCGCATGTCGTATGCGAACCAGTGGCTTCTGGAGAAGGGCATGTTCGTGTCGGATGAGCGCCTTGAGCGGATGTACGACCCGTCGATGGGACTTGTCAAGACTTGGTGGAAGACCCCCATTGTTGTAGGTATCGACGTTGCTCGTAGTAACGACTCAACCATCGTCACCCCTGTTTGGGTGGACTGGGATCATCCAGACGGTTTTGGATTCTATGAGCACCGAGTACTCAACTGGTTGGAGATCAACAACGTGGAGTGGGAGACTCAGTACTTTGAGATCGTTGACTTCCTACGTCAGTACAACATCCTCCGAGTGGGGGTCGATGCTCAAGGCGTTGGCGGCGCTGTAGCCGAGCGTTTAGCTCTTTTGCTACCGCACTGTGAGGTCGTGTCTGTTTCGTCAGATGCGAAAACTCAGAACGACCGATGGACTCATTTGACTCAGTTGATTCAGCGAGACCAGATGTTGGTACCCGGCCATAGCAAAGCTCGTCGCACCCGACCTTGGAAGAGGTTCAACCAGCAGATGAGCGATCTTGAGAAGGTGCAGCGAGGTCCGTACATGCTGGCTGCTGCCCCCGACGAGAGGGGTGCCTTTGACGACTACCCCGATTCCTTAGCCATTGCGTGCTCCATGTCCATACGTGACACCATGCCCACTGTAACTGCATCAGATAATCCGTTCTTCCGCTGAGCTTATATATCCAGAGGCTACAGATTTTCACCTCATATAAGCTCATATGTGCTACTCTTATACTACAGTAAACCCTCTAGGAGGAATCCACATGGCAATTACACCATCGAATGGCGCACCAGAAAAAGGCATGAATGTCTTTGAGCGCACCATGGCTCCAAGCATCCCCGGCAACCGTGGCCCTCTTCGTTTTGAAGAAGGCGTTGCTACCGAGACCGATGTTCCTCGCGACTTTGGCATTGGCGCATACCAAGACACCGCAGGCGACAGCCGCAATCATCAGACCGTGGAGTCGTTCTTCAAGCGTGCAGAAGTCACCATGCGTGAGCGCGCCCACATTGGCTCGGCTGCATGGGTTGAGGCTCCTGAAGTTCTGAGCGACTTCGTTATTGGTACACAGAGTGGCGATATGGGTTCGGCAGAGGGCGGCTGGGAGCGTGCGTTCAACAGCGGCGGTCATCAGGCTCGACCCAATAAGATGCGCGTCCAAGGCTGAGCTATAGCTCAATATGAGCAAGCTAACTGAAGCCCTTTCATCCCTTTTGGGAGATGCGGTAACCATGTATTTTCAGGCGCATGGTTACCACTGGAACGTAGAGGGTCAGGACTTCTCTCAGTATCACTCTCTCTTTGAGTCGATCTATGAGGATGTGTATTCCTCTATCGACCCCATTGCCGAGAACATTCGCAAACTTGACCAGTACGCCCCCTTTGCTCTAAAGCAGTTTATGAGCCTTCGTACCTTCGACTTTGGTGCAGCCCAACAGTCCCCTAGCGCTATGGCTAAAGCTCTGCTTAAGTCAAACGTCTCCATCATTGCTAGTTTGAATAAGACGTTCAAAGCAGCAATGGATGAGGACGAGCAGGGCATCGCTAACTTCTTAGCAGAACGTATTGATATGCATAGCAAATGGGGCTGGCAGCTCCGAGCATCAACTAAATAAAGAAGGATAAGTAAATGTGTGCATCATGCAACTGTAAGTGCAAGGCCGGTAAGCCAGAGAAGGGCTGCAAGTGCAAATGCGCTATGTGCTCTAAGGACAAGAAATCCGTTAGCAAGTAATCTTCCCACCTTTAATGGGTACGGCGTGCTTACGTTGACATGACGGTGATATATCGGCTATAGTAAGACATTACCTATATGTAGTAGGAGAGTCTTCTGTGGCACTTGTAGATGATCTTCTTCGTAAGCACGGTGAAGGATCGCTTCCCAAGCGATGCAAACTCGGTGAGCTTATTAAGGCTCTTGACCCAGCGACCAGTGAAGCGTTAGTTCTGTACGTGGAGAAAGCTCGGGAAGATAAGAGCCTTCAGGTACATAAGCGAGCGTTTACTGCTGCATGGCTAGAGCAGTCCCTGAGTTCTTGGGGGCATGAAATCGGCAGGACAGTAATCTCCGAGCACATCAACGAGAGGTGCTCCTGTGACATTAGCCAATGACCTTGATTACGCTGTCGGCCTTGGGGCGATACGCGATCTTCTTACCCGTAACGGCATTGAGCCGAGTGACGTAGGACAACTACATCGTATTAAAGACGTTCGTCTTTATCAGGGACTTGCCAAAGTAGGTAAGACCGATGCCAATGGCAAGGCTTACGAAGAGCTAGAAGTTAAGGAC